GTCCCTATATCTTGTAAATCAGGCTGTCAAGGGCCTAATGCAGGGTAAGAAGGTCCTATACGTAACCTTGGAAATGTCCGAGGACAAGATTGCAAGAAGAATTGATTCTGTGGCATCCTTGTTGGATAATAAATCACTCAATGATCCTTCCAAGCAGTTGGAACTAAATAAAAGATTGAAGATGTTTCAGGATAGGTTTCCTGGGTCTAGGTTGTTCATAAAAGAATTTCCTACAGGGGTAGCTACAGTGAACTCAATTAGATCTTTTTTAGTTCAGCTAAAAAATTATCATAACTTCGTTCCCGAGATGATAATAATTGATTACCTGGAACTACTAAGGCCCTGCTCTAAAATTGATGCAGAATACATAGCCCAACAGAGAATATCCGAAGAAATAAGAGGATTAGGGGTTGAGAATAATGCAATGATGTGGACAGCCACCCAGACTAATAGAAACGGTAAAAAAGTAGCTATAATTGATGACACAGAACTGGGAGATTCTTATGGCAAGATTAGAGCCTGTGATTGGGCTATCTCTCTCAACCAAACACAGGAAGAGTATGATACCGGGAAAATGAGAGTCTTTGTTATCAAGGCTAGAGATTCCAAGCAAAAATATACCATCAGGGCAAATGTAGATTACTCTACATTAAAAATTGAAGAAAGAGCTACGGAGGATGATCTTGAAAGAGAAATTGAAGAGCAGCTCGGATGATGGTTCGGATAATAAAAATCACGTAATATACAAAATTTTAGATGCTGAAATTTTGGAAGTAGAATCCGGTTGGAGAAAGTTCAAGATACAAATGCAAGACAGGATTACCCATCAAGGTAGTCCATGTTATGGGGTTACGGACTTTGATGAGTGTACAATCTCATTAGACCCAGGAATGAAAAGTGATTTAGCTTTAGAGGTTATTATTCATGAACTTTTTCATATATTGCTGGAAAGCGTAGGGATGGGAGGGGATGAAGAAGATTTAATATGTTCTATAAAAAATGAGCAGGCAACCTCTATTATAGCTAGAGGCTATATGCAGTTAGTCAGGATGAACCCGGAGCTATTTGAGATAATTCAAGACTGTTTAGATGATAGAGAAGTAGAGAAGTAGAGATATGGATAAGAAAACAATTTTACTAGACACTTTGGAAACATTGGATTTTGAAAAATACTTAGCCCTGTGTGATGATCTTTTAGTGATTAATAAATCTGATTTGATTACGGAACTTTCAAACCAGTCTAATCGTTATGGTTATTGGATGGGTGTATATTCTGAAGCAAAGAAGCGTAAATCCATGGCAGAAGATGATTTGTCCTTGTGTGTCTCTAGAGAAAAGAAGGATTTCAGGGAATCTAATAAAGGATCAATAAGAAAACTTACTGCCAACGACATTACAGCACACGCGGAATCAACATCTGCGTATAGGGAACTAAAACAGAATTTGACCGATGCTACCTATAAGGTAGATTTGGTTAAGGGTCTTCTGGACTCTATGAGCCAGAGACATGGAATGCTGGTACAATTATCAGCAAATAATCGAGAAGAAGCCAAACTTATAAACGGCTAACACTATTATAACTAATAACACTAAAAAAAGGTAAACAATAATGGCTATTAATCTAGAAGCACTAAGAGCAAAACATGCAGAAATAACTACCGGAGGTAGTTCTGGGGACTGGACTGAAAATTACGTCCAACTTAAAGAGGGGGAGAACATAGTTCGCATCCTTCCTCCTTCTGAAGCAAGTGAGGACGCAGGAAAGCAATTTTATGCTGAGACGGCGGTTCATCGTATCCCTAAGGATGTCACTGCTGACGGCAAACATCGTAACTTTCACTGTCGAAAGATTCATGGTGAGGCTTGTCCTGTTTGTGATGCGTATTACTCCCTATGGGAGTCTCATAACAAGCTTAATCTCCCTAAGGGGGAAGAAAGTGAATTTTCAAGGACTGCTAGGATGATCAAGCCTGGAAAGCGTTACTACATGAACGTTATAGATAGGGGATCAGAAAATAAGGTTAAGATCCTTTCTGTTGGCATAAAGGTCTTTACCAAGGTTATCGATACCATGCTTGACCAGGATTACGGTGATATAACCTCAATAGAGGAAGGGCATGATTTCAAGGTAGTAAAGAAGCAGATCCCTGGGCAAGACTGGCCTGCTTATGATCAGTCAGCGCCAAGGCCAAAGCCTAGTAAGGCAATGAATTCCGCAAAGGAAATTAGCGAGGCCATGGACAGCTTGCACGATATTTACGCTCTTGCTAAGGTTGAGAGCTATGAAGATGCCAAGGAACTAGCGGAACTTTTTGTTCCTTCTGAGGTTCCTGAAAAGGAAATACCTGATGGAAGTTCGTCAGATGAAGAATTTATGGAGAAGTTGGAGACGTAATATGAATAAAGTTATGACATTTTTCGGGCTGGCGGGCGTTGCCCTGCTGGCAGGCTGTGCGGGGCTCTCCGCAGACCAGATTGATCAAGTTAAAAATGCTATTGATCCCCTAGTTGGTAATGGTACACTTACTAGTGATCAAGCTGATGTTTTACTATCCGCTTTAACCCCAGGATTTGATTGGGCATCAGCGGGGGAGTGGGCTGGAGTTACCATGGTTAACCTAGTTTTGGGTTACTTTGGTATCAGGTCTTGGAGAGGTACCCCAAACAACAGAAAGGGCGCTCTTTAGTATCCCAGGGATATACACAGTTTGAGCAAGGGGAGGGTTACCTTTCGCTAACCCTCCCCGCTTTTATGAGGTATTTGTCGTGACAAAGTTAGGGTTTATGAAGACCTACTCTGGTAATTTATTTTATCCAGATGATATAGAAAATTCCACGTTCTGTATAGAAGATGTAGCTCATTCTTTATCTAAACTGTGCAGGTTTGGAGGGCATACCAAGGGATTCTACTCTGTAGCTCAGCATAGTGTACTTGTAAGCCATCTTGTTCCTTCTGATATGGCAATGACCGCTCTATTGCATGACGCTACAGAGGCTTATTTGGTGGACCTCCCTAGAGCAGTAAAATACATGCTCCCAGATTACCTGGAGTTGGAGGACAAGCTTATGTCCCACCTAGCTAAGATATTTAGTGTCTCATATCCTTTCCCCCCTGAGGTTAAGGTAGCAGATAATATAGCTTTGGCTACAGAACGAAGGGATCTTATGCTGCCTGGGGAGGAAGATTGGGGCCTAACAGAAAAGCCCGTACCCGAACACATAGATCCTATGTCTCCTACTATGGCTTTTCATATTTTTATGACTAGATATAAAGAATTGAAGGATACCCAAGTGGCATTAGCAGGGACATAAAAATGGATACTCACGGCAGGGAAAGTTATTGGAAGGCATTAACCTCTGCCATGATTAGAAGATCTACAGAAAGATCTTTAGAAAAAGATATTTTTCATAACCTGACCCTGGAAGAACTAAGGGAAGACTTATACCCAGAGGAAGATTCCCCTGTGTGCCCGTATTGTAAAAGGCCTATGAAAGTTGTATATGGGGAGATGACTAGATCCAGTCCTACTTTGGATAGAGTAATACCTGAGCTTGGATATACTAAGGATAATGTAGTGGTGTGTTGTAACGGCTGCAACACATTTAAGAATGATACCGCTTCCTCAGAGGACATGTCTTTAAAAATAAAAATATCTAGGACTATGCTTAAGAAATTGAAGGAAGTGGAAGGTAATTCTACTATTATATTGAGTGAGCGAAGAAAAAAGAAAGCTTAGGATACTGGTAGTTAAAGCCAACGACGGGGGATGTGCATACTACAGGGCTATAATGCCTCTGGAGAAACTACAAGAGCACTACCCAGATGAAGTTGAGGTTAGATTTGATATGAATCCTCTTGGGCTTGATACTAGCTCAGGACAATGGTTACCTGACTGGGATTTTGAAAATTTAAAGTGGTGTGATATAGTTCTGATGAATAATATCAGTAATTACGGAGGCCACTATAGCGCCAGATGTGTGGGTAAAGCTAGGGAATTTAATAAGTTTGTTCATGTGGATAATGACGATCTTTTGACTAACTTATATGATGAACATATATTAGCAAAAACTTACAAGGAGAAAGGTCTTGGGGATATTACTAAGTTCATGTATAACAATGCTCACTTGGTAACAGTGACTCAAAGAAAATTTGCTCTAAGAATTAAGGAATATTGTGGTCATGTTTTAGCTGTGGTTAAGAATGCAATTGACTATAGTTTACCCTGCTGGAATGCTGAGGTTCCTACTAGAAAGGTTCTTAGAATTGGTTGGGCGGGGGGAATTCACCACAGGCCCGATGTTAAGAGATTTTCTGTTGTACCACACATAGTAAACCAGAAGGTTGGAAGGGAAAATATCCATTGGGATTTTTACGGTCATCCTCCTCCTCTAAAGGAAGGAGAGAAAAAAGATTGGCAGTGGGGAGTCTGGGAAGAATACAGGAACGTTCTTCTAAAGGGATTTAAGGGTCCAGCAAATTGGGGGATACATTATGCTCTTCCCCCCAATATGTACGGAACTATGTATGCTAATATGGATGTAGCCATAGCTCCTCTTCAGATGAACGAGTTTAATGATAGTAAATCTGATATTAAGGTTGCAGAATCAGGAAGATACAAAGTTCCCCTAGTAGGATCTGATGTTGGATGTTACAGTGACACTATTGTTAATTGGGAGACAGGGGTTCTGCTCCCCCCAGACGCATCTAAGATGGTTTGGTCCAAAACTATGACTAAGCTCCTAAAAAATCCTAAACTTATTAGGACTATGGGAAATAATTTGCACGAATTAACAGAAGAACAGTTTGATATTAATAAAGTTATAGGATTAAGACTTGACTTATATAAGGAATGCTTTACTTCTTTGGGATGGGATCCTAGAGGAGAAACTCCACAACCAGAAGTAATACATGATAAAAATAATTAGTAGTTGGAGTAATCCTGGAGGAAGCACGGTAGCTAATATTCGTCTGTGTAATCTTTTAAATGAGAATGGACATGACTGCACGTTTTATGGTCACCATGCTTGGCATCTTGATAAGTGTAAAGGGGATACTTTAGACAACGTAAATCCTTCTGAAGATGATATACTAATATCTCATTTTCTTACGATAGGACCAGAGATACCTAGAAAAAGACACATATTAACTTTGCACGAGACTAATCTTTTCCCCCTAAATGCGTTAACTAAATACCAGTTACGCTCTTGGGATGCAATACATTACGTATCCAATAGCCAGAGAAAGTTTCACTCTGTCAATTATCCTTACGAGGTGATACCTAATATTGTATATAAAATAGACGCAAAGTTTTTTGATGGGGAGGTAGCTGGGGTTATAGGCAGTATAGATGAACATAAGCAAACTCATATCTCTATACAAAGAGCTTTGAAGGATGGGTATAAGAAAGTAAAAGTATTTGGGGAAATAACGGACATAGGATACGCCACGGCTCAGAAGGAATGGATATATCATGACAATGTAGAACTTATGGGACACTGTGATGATCAAGAAAAAATGTACTCTCAGATTAACAAGGTGTATCACTCATCCAAAAGGGAGACGTTTAATTTCATACAAGCTGAGTGTTCCCAAATGGGGATGCCCTATGATGGATTAGATTCTTCTCGCTCTGGGGCTGTATACTGGGACCAGGAGAGGATACTGGATAAATGGCTGGACCTTCTACAATTGCCCTCTTAGTCCCTACCAGGGGTAGACCTAAGGGATTCGAGAAATATTGCGAGTCTTTCTTTTCCCTAGCGAAATTACCTGATCTCTGTAAAGTTTATACTTACGTGGATGATGATGATCAGCAAGGATTAGATTACACCTGTAAGTTAAGTAAAAACTACCCTATTCATAGGGTATCAGGACCTAGAATTATAATGTCTGATATGGTCAATAAATTATGGCCCACTATAACGGAGGATATTTTATATTTCGGAGCCGATGATTTAGTTATGAGAACCAAGAACTGGGATGATATTATAAGAGAGAAATTCCTCAGCATACCAGATAAGATAGCATTGTTATATGGTAAGGATGGAGGAGAGTCCCAACATAAACCAGATTTTGCTACTCACCCCATTATTCACAGAAAATGGGCAGAGTTGTTTGGGTATGTCACTCCTCCATACTTTTCTTGCGACTATGCGGATACTTGGCTCAATGATTTGGCTGAGGGTGTAAATAGGAAATTTCAAATACCTATTTTTAATGAGCATATGCACTTTACTCTAGGAAAGGCCCCCGTGGATAATACGTACGCCCGCAACAGAAATAAATTTATGGAGGAAAACACCCCACAGATTTACTATAATACTAGAGCCGAAAGAGAAAGTTGTATACGCCAACTTAAAAAATATATTGAA